CGCGAGAGCTTATCGCAAGTTCATGGATAACGCGATTGTAAACGGCGACGGCAAGGGCAAGATTACCGGACTTGAAGCAGGCACCACCAAGTCTATCACCATGACAGCCGCCCAGCTTAACGACTGGAGACAGTGGGACAAGCGCTTTTTCGCTGAACTCGTTCCCGGTTATGAAGACGGTAAGTTCATTTTCAGCCGTTCCACCGTTATTAAGTATCTTAAGACTATGGCGGACGCTAATAACCGCCCTCTGTTCTATGAGGCTACCGGCTTGACTGTTGGTGATGGTGACAGAGTAAACGACAGGGGCTTCTTCTTTGGTCGTGAGATTCTTATGACTGTACCCGCTATCGTTAAGGATTTCGACACCATCAGCGCAGGAGAGACTTTCGGCTACTTCTTCCAGCCTGATAATTTCGTTATCAACGAGAATTTCGGCTTCACGGTTGATAGATATTACAACTATGAGCGCCGTAAGTGGATAACCGTTGCAACTGTTGTTGTTGATGGTAAGCCGCTTAACAATACCGGATTCATCAAGCTTGTAAAGGGCTAATTTGAGGAGGCGTGTAAAACATGAACACTGTTGAAGCTTTACGCGCTGTCTATGTCGCACTCGGCGGGGATTCCGCCGATGTTGCGGACATAGTAACAACGCCCGAAATAATTACAATGATAGCCACGATTATTTCGTCCGGCGCAACTGCTGAACTTCCCGCCGTTACAACTTCCGATAACGGTAAGGTGCTTACAGTAGTCAGCGGCGAATGGAAAGCGGCGGCTCTGCCTGATTAATTAAAGGGAGGTATATAAATTATGATTAACTCTAAGAGAATTGTACCCGTTGCGGCTACGTCGCTTCTTGATATTTACGCCGTATATGTCAAGGGACAGATTGAGGCGGCGTCCGGCACTATTGCCAAGCTTTCCACCACTACCTCCGACGGGTCCTTCACTATCGCAAGCGCGTCCGGGAACTATTTCGCCGACGAGCCTGTGAAGTCGCTGGAGATTACCGCCGGAACTTCCGCCGTGATTTACTTTGTTCCCGCTCTTGATTTCAAGGGCTTCACTATCGCGGGTTCGCCCGTGACTACCACGGGCGCAGATGTAGACCCCGACGGAGCTACACTTTACGCCGCCACACTTTCGGGCGGAAATGCTATCGCAATCGCTAAGAAGGGTCTTTAATTTATAAAGCAGGGAGGCGCGTACAATGGACGAAATGCTCGAAGGTGTAAAGCTCGGGATAGGTATAACCGGACATTATCAGGACGGCACTATCAATACTTACATCGAAGAAGTAAAGGGATTTTTGATTGAGGGCGGCGTTAAGCCCTCCAACATCTCGCTGGGTATCGTTGTACGCGGCGTCTCTGATTTATGGAATTATGGCGCGGGTGATGGCAAGCTCTCCGAATATTTCAAGGAAAGAGCCGCGCAATTAGCCTATAAGTAAGGGGGCGGGGAAATGTATAAACCGTCAGAACCTTTCACGGTTCCTATGTTTTTGTTTATCCCCTCCGAGATAAAGGCTAAAGGCTCCACAAAAACTGTATACCCGACAGAGGGCGAATTGATTTATTGCCGGTTCCGCACGTTTGGCGGAACTGAAAAGGTAGTTGACGGCGTTCTGTCCGTTGAAGATACTGCAATAATTGAAACATGGTACCGCCCGGACATCAAAGCAAATTGCCGGCTGGCTGACACCGACGGGACGCACTACGAAATATTAGGCACTCCGGAGGACATCAACAAGCGGCACCAGTCTTTGCGCTTCAAGATTCGCGCAATCAAGGGTGGTGCATGATATGGCAAAAAATAAAATCGGGTTACAGATTGACGGGCTTGAACAGATGATAAAAGACTTGGAGGCGGTGCAAGGCGATTTGAGAGCCGTAACCGAGGAGGCTTTAATCGAAAGTAAAAAGCACGTTAATGAAGAATTAAAGCGCGTTACAGTCAAAGAAAATTACCCGGCGAAAGGTAAATACAGCCGAAAGACTAATAACACCGCGTCGAGTATTGACACGGATATGACTGTACAGTGGGACGGCATGACGGCAAGCATTAAAATAGGTTACGACATGAAGGTGAGCGGATTGGCATCTATTTTCTTGCTTTATGGCACACCGCGAAAAAAGCCGGAGCAGAAGGCAGTCCGAAAGATGTACAATGCAATCTACGGCGCAAAAATGCGAAAAGAAATCGGAGAGATACAAGCGAAAGTTTTTGAAAACGCTATAAAAAAGGGGCGGTGAGTTATGGAAGATTTGCTGATTGAAGTGCTTGAAGGCTTTGGCTTTCCGGTTTTCTTGCAGGGGTCACTTCTTCCCGACGAACCCTACCCGGATAACTTTTTTACATTTTGGAATAATGACAGCTACGGAAATTCGTACTACGACAACGAAGAAGCGTCCACCGTCTTTTCCTATGATGTGAATTTTTACAGTGTAGACCCTGCATTGGTTTACACTAAGTTACGTGAAGCAGTCCAAGCCCTTAAAAAAGCGGGTTTCATCGTTTCTGGTGACGGGCATACCGTAGGCGTTGACGATGAAGCACACGACGGGCGGGGCATAGATGTTTTATATAGGAGGGATAATCATGTCCAAGACTATTGAAGAGTACAGAGGTATAAGAGACTTAAAGGCGGCTGTCCTTCTTTCGGACACGTCGGAGGGGCTTACCTATGACACCGTGTTTGATATTGCCGGCGTCGCAACCCTGACAAAAGCAACCGAAAACAGCACCGAGGCTCACTACTACGATAATATCGCCGCTGTTGTAATCGACGGCGTGGGCGCTGATACTGTCACCTGTGATTGCTCCGCAATCCCGCTTGAAGTGCTTGCAAAGATAACAGGGCAGTATTACGACGAGGCTACAAAAACCCTTGTAGACGGTAACGCCACCCGTCCCTACCTTGCTATCGGCTACATTACGCAGAACACCGCCGGAAACGAGGTGTTCGTATGGCGTCATAAGGTAAAGGCGGCAATCCCCGACAGCACCCACAACACCAAGAACAGCGGCACGGACGCGAACGGACAGCAGATAGTGTTCACCGGCGTCAACACTATCCACAAGTTCACAAAGACAGGAAAAACCGCTAAGGCTGTCAACCATGAGAACGTCGGAATTATCTCCGAAGAGGACTTCTTTGCAACTCCGCAGACTATCGACACACTCTCGGCGCTTGCTCCTGCCGTTACCGGCTTAACCCTTGCACCGTCTTCCGCGTCTATTGCAATGGGTGAGACTGCTACTATTGTTGCAACCGTCACTCCGTCCAGTGTTACAACTCCGGTAACATGGGAAAGCATGGACACCTCGATAGCTACCGTTTCCGATGGCGGGGTTGTTACTCCCGTAGCTCCCGGCGGCGTAACCATCAAAGCAACTTGCGGCGGTAAGACTGCACTTTGCTCGATTGTAGTCACCGAGGAATAATCTAACAAAAATTCGTTTGCGAAAGGATAGATAAACATGAAAAATTTAAAACTGAATATCTATGATAAGAGCGGCAAGGAAGTCGTTAAAACCTATGAGGCGTCTACCTACGACTTGATGTTCGGAACCGTCATGGAATTGATGGAGCTTCTGAAAATCGAGGAACTGGACAACCAAGCAGAAATGCTTAAAACTATTTATAAGGCGTGGGGCGAAATTCGCACCGTCCTTGACGGCGTTTTTGAAGGCGTTAGCGCAGACGAATGGAAAAACGTAAAAGTTAAGGAACTTCTGCCGCTTATAGTTTCGATTGCTAAATTTTCGATATCCGAAATGTTTGCTATCCCGACGGACGAAAAAAACTGAACGAGGGGGCGGGGTCACTCGCCCCCTTTTCAGAATATTTATTCGAATTGTCGTATCAGCTTTGCAAAGAGTATCACTCTTTGAACCCGATACAGATAAAAAAAGAAACGTACCATGATGTTATACGGCTATTCGCCGACACTCGTAAAATGCAAATGCGTATCGAGGCGGCGGCGGAAGAAATCAAACAAAACCCGCAAGCCCAAAGAAACGTCGAAAGACGTCCGGCGGGGGATTCGTGGTTTTGAGGTAGGTGAGGCAAAATGGCTGACAAGGATAATAATATAACCACGCGCTATAAGGTAGATATCAGTGAGCTTAAAAGCCAATTCACGGAGGCAAGCCGGCTGATTCGTTTGGCTAACTCCGAATTTAAAGCCGCTACGAGCGGCATGGACGACTGGAGCAAGTCGTCGGACGGCTTAACGGCAAAGCTTAAACAGTTAGGCGATAAGCTCGGCGCCCAAAAGACACAGTTACAGAGCTTAGAGGAACAGTATAAGCTCGTTTGTAAGGAACAGGGCGAAAACTCCGCCGGCGCCGAAGAGCTTAAAATAAAAATCAACAATCAAAAAGCCGCAATCGGACAGACTGAGAGCGAAATGCGTAAATATGACGCGGAATTGCAGAAAGTCAAGAGCGGCGCCGATGACACCTCTGACAGCGCGGACGATTTGAGCGGGTCTCTTGAAGACACCGGAAAAGCCGCAGACGATAGTGCAAAAGGTGGGCTGGCGAATTTCGCGTCGGCTTTAGCCGGCGCGGTTGCTGACGCTGTTGTCTTTGCTATCGGCAAGCTTAAGGACTTAGCAACGGAGGCAATAGGCGTCGGCAAGCAGTTCGACGCCTCTATGTCGGAAGTCAAAGCCATTTCAAACGCTACCGGGGAAGAGTACGACAAGCTCCGAGCCAAAGCAAAGGAGATGGGCGCCGAGACGAAGTTCACAGCCTCGCAAGCGGCTGACGCATTTTCATACATGGCAATGGCTGGCTGGCAAACTGAGGACATGCTTGACGGCATTGACGGCGTTCTGAATCTTGCGGCGGCTTCAAATACTGATTTGGCTACTACGTCCGACATAGTGACGGACGCTCTTACCGCTTTCGGAAAGAAAGCGGAAGATTCGGGAAGGCTTGCCGACATCATGGCGGCGGCGTCCAGAAATGCGAACACAAATGTTGAACTGATGGGCGAAACGTTTAAATATGTTGCGCCCCTTGCCGGCTCTCTCGGTTATGAGATGGAAGACACTGCCGTAGCTATCGGATTGATGGCGAATTCCGGCATAAAAGGAACGCAAGCCGGCACCTCTCTCCGCTCTATTATCACCCGAATGACAGCACCCACAAAGGAAAGCGGAGAGGCGATGGCGGCTCTTGGGTTGTCAATGGAGAAAACCAACGCAGACGGAACTAAATCCATGAAAAGCCTTTCCGAAACCGTTAGCGATTTGCGCTCGACGTTCGGAAAAATTCGAATCCCTGTTGATGAATTCAATAAAAAACTTGCGGAGCTTGAACAGTCGCAGGCGTCACTTGACGCACAGTTTGAAGCGGGTGAAATCACTGAAAGCGATTACAAAACTCGGACAAAAAACATAGCAGAAGCGCAGGCTACCCTCATGGATAGAGCTTACGGCGCGGAGGGTGCTTTAAAAGCTCAGTATGCCTCTATGATAGCCGGTAAAAATGCCCTTTCCGGC